AGATAGACTTGCATCGTATTGTCGTGATTTAGATATTCATGTATTTTTAGTTTGTCACACAAGAAAAATGGGAGACGAAAGTCAAAGACCAGATGCAACAAACATTATGGGTTCAAGTCACATTCGCAATCTTAGTGACAATATAGTTTTGTGCTTTAGAGATCGTAGTGTAAGCGATAGAATTGCTGAAGGAGATTTAGATGCAAAAGACTTACCTACTGCATATCTATTTGTACAGAAACAAAGAAATCATACTTGGGAGGGTGGTTTGCCATTATGGTTTAATGAGAAATCTTTGACATATAAGGAGACAAGATGAACATAAATGAAGCAGTTAAAAAATTAGCAAAAGAGTTTAAATCTCACACTTATCGAATAAAAGATAAAAATGGCGTGGTATTAAAGTTTGTTAAAAATGGCGTGACTATGGAGGTGCAAAGTGAAATTAAAAAAAACACTTCATGTAACGGACAAAAGTAATTATTTAGAAGTTGTATTAGCTACTGTAACTTCTTTACAAGAAGGAATTTATGACATGATTATTATGGACAAAGATTTTTCTAGAAGTCATGATCAGAATAGTTTATTATGGGGAGTAATTTATAAAGGACTATCTGATACAACAGGCTATACTCCAGAAGAACTACATGATATATGCAGGTCAAGATGGTTAGTTGATGACGAAGGTGATTTAATGTCAACTGCAAGTTTAACTAAAAAAGAGTTTAACGAGTATGTTGACAAAATAATTAACTGGTCTAAATCTTTAGGAATTAAACTTGAAAAAATCTGAAAAGGAATACTTTGCAAAACTTGTTGAATTTGGTTGCGTGGCTTGTAAAAAAGTTCATGGTGTTTATACTCAACCATCTATTCATCATATACGAGCAGGTATGGGTATCGGGCAACGTAACAGTACGGAAAATTGTTTGCCACTTTGTCCTTCTCACCATCAGACTGGCGGTTATGGTGTTGCATTTCATGCCGGCAAAAAAGCATTTGAAGAAAAATACGGAACGGAATCAGAACTTCTAGATTGGTTGAAAGCGAGGTTGTAATGTTTGAGTATTGTTTGATTGTATATTTAACAATGGAAGATCCAAAATATATAGGAAACTTTGAAAGTTGTGCAGTTGCCAATTTGTATGTTGCAGAGTATTATAAAGATGCCCCATATACAGTCTGTCTTCACGAAGACTATATAGTTTTACCAGAAGGATTTATAAAGAGAGAGGTAAAATATGAGTAATTATTTTGAAAATGAAGGAAGTATTAATAAAGTAGAAAACTTAGATTTGTTTGGTGGTAACGAAACTTTTGATTCTAGTTTAACAAATACTAAAACTTATCTTATTAATCAGGCATATGAATGGGAAGGTATGTTGGAATATAACAATGTATTTCAAGATGGCCCTGAGTATTCAATAACTTTAAAGTTTAGAAATGAAAAAGATTTTCTAAAGTGTAAAGAAGAGATAAGATCTAAATTATATGATGGAGAAGTGTTTCTTAATGGAACACAAGATAAGAAATTCAAACAAGCATGGTATCCACTTAGAGAACAACCAAGTGATCATGTCTATATATCAACTAATCCAAAAAATCCAAGATTTCCAATTTATATTGTAAGTAAAGGAAGATGGGAAACTAACCCAACAAGTCGTGCATTAATGGAAATGAATGTACCATTTCGTGTAGTTATAGAAGAACCTGAGTTTGATAATTATGCCAAACTTGTAGGTGAAGAACGTCTATTGATTCTTCCTGAAAAATACAAAAAAGAATACAACACATTTTGGGAAGATGATGATGGTCGAGTAGGGCCAGGGGCTGCAAGAAACTTTGCATGGGATCATTCTATACAGGAGGGTCATGATTGGCACTGGGTAATGGACGATAACATAGGACATTTTTATAGGTTCAACAATAATGTTAGATCACCTGTAAAAGATGGAACATTGTTTTATGCGTGTGAAGATTTTGTATTACGTTATGAAAACATTGCACAAGCAGGGCCTAACTACACAACATTTTGTCCTCCTGCAGAGGGTAGACCACCTATAATGATGAACACAAGGATATATAGTTGTCTTCTAATTAAAAATGATATGCCTTATAGATGGAGGGGTCGTTATAATGAAGATACTGATTTATCATTAAGAATGTTAAAAGATGGATATTGTACTGTGCAATTTAACTTTTTATTACAAGGCAAAATGGGAACACAACAACTAAAAGGTGGTAACACAGAAGAGTTTTATGCAAACGAAGGTACAAAAAATAAGTCTCAAATGTTAGAGGATATGCACCCAGACGTTGCAAGTGTTGTATATAAGTTTGGTAGATGGCATCATCATGTAGATTATTCGCCATTTAAAAATAACAAATTAAAAAGAAAAGAAGGTATAATCATTCCAGACAATAATGATAATTACAATATTATTAAAATAACTAAGGAAGAATATGGGCAAAGGAAGCGTACCTAGACCAATTCCTGATCCTAAAAAGTTTGAAGAGAACTGGGACAGGATATTTAAAAAAAACAATGAGCAATCTAAATCAACAGACAAGAAAAAGATTAGTTGAACAAGGATACCTTGTTGAAAATGTAGAGCAATACAATACATTTAGTAGAAGAAAAAACGATTTATGGGGCTTTATAGACTTTCTTGCAATAAAAAAAAATGAAGTTCTTGCAATACAGGTTACATCTAAAAGTAACATGAGTAGTCGTAGACGCAAAATAACAGAACATGAAAATTTAGCTATAGTTAGAGAGTCTGGAATAAGAGTTGAATTATGGGGATTTTACAAAAAGGAAAACGGAAGATGGGAAGTGAAAATAGAAGACTTATCGTAAAAAGTAAACATGATTTTAAAAATTACGAATATGAAGTAAATGGGAAGAAATGTCAAAGACAAGAAGCAGTAGATGCAATACTTGATTTAATGGCTGGAAAATCTATGACCATGCAGGAAATTGGTAAAGAATTAAAAATTAATGAAAGATCGATGTCTAACCTTATTAAAGTTATGCGTGAAAACAATTTAATTACCAACACAAGATTAAGGCGCAACAGACATTACTTGTACAAAACAAAAGATGATTGTCTTATATCAAGTTATTTGTACCCAAGTCCAAAAGATATTGAAGATAAGTTTACAGTAAAAAGTAGAAAAACTTACAAAGCAGAAGATACAAAAGTCGTAAGTTACAACACAAAAACAATAGTTAAATATACTACAACATCTCTTGACTTTGTTGGTTAAATATTATGCAATATAAACTGTTAATGGAATATATGGATATGTGGAAAAGATACATGAAACATGATAACCACAAATTAGGGTTTCCATCACGAAGTATAGGTTTAAACAATTCATCATCTACATCTTTTGATGACATGGTGGAGGAATTAGATAATAATATTGTACGCACAATTAGCGCAGTTGTAGATTCTTTGGATACTGAACAAAGAAAAGCAGTGTGGGCAAAATGGTTAGGTGCAAAAAAACCAATGTATTATGAATTAAAATTACAACTTGCAATAGACAACCTATTAACGATTGTGGGGCGAAGATTAAACATATAGTATTGACTTATTTTAATGTTTCCTGTATAATTGAGTCTGGATAGGAGTACTCAGCTTATTGCTTTTAGACGAGAAGGTTACTCTCCCATCAATCCTACTTTCTCGTCTGTCTCAGTAGACCCACTTCGGTGGGTCTATTCTTTTTGTTTCATAGGATATTCTTTTCCTAGGATTTTCCTATGACATATAATATAAGATAAGATAAAATAAGATAATATAAGAGGACAGTTATGAGTTATGGTAAAAAACCAATGAAGAAAACTAAAAAACCAATGAAGAAGAAATACTAATGGCTAAAGGTGTTCCTCATTATTTGCCTAATGGTAAATTACATACAGGTAAAACACATAAGCACAATGGCAAATTAATGTCAGGCGCAACACACACTGCAACAAGTAAAGTATTATCGCATAAGAAACCAAAAGGTAAATAATTATGGCTAAAGGATTGTATGCAAACATTCACGCAAAGCAAAAACGTATTAAAGCTGGATCAGGAGAGCGAATGCGTTCAGTTGGAGCAAAAGGTGCGCCTACTACAAAACAGTTCAAAGAAGCCGCAAAAACTGCCAAACCTACAAGATCTACTAAAAAACGTAAGTGATTGTGTATGAGCGATGCAAGATTAAAGCGTGTAGGGGTATCAGGATACAATAAACCCAAAAGAACACCAAGTCACCCAACAAAATCTCATGTAGTAGTTGCAAAATCAGGAGATCAGGTTAAAACAATACGATTTGGTCAACAAGGAGTATCTGGAGACAAAACAAATACAAAACGTGCAAAGTCATTTAAAGCACGTCATAGTGCAAACATTGCAAAAGGTAAGATGAGTGCAGCTTACTGGGCAAACAAAGTTAAATGGTAGATGACAGTCCTTGTAATGGGGTATGTCGAATGAAAAACAATAAATGTGAATCATGTAATAGGACATACGAAGATTTAGGCCAATGGCTGTATCTTAGTCGTGAAGCTAGATTAGAACGAATGAAACAACTTAAACGAGAACGAAATGGCAACTCTTGAAGAATTAATGCAACAATCATTATTGAATGATAGAGAGAAGATGACATTTGGAGCGTCTGGTTACTACGCAAACCAAACAGGCGAAGGTGAAACATCTTTAGGTAATAACGAATATAGTCAAGCAATGCAATACAAACAAATGGTTGACATGATGAATGCACAACCACAAATTTTACAGGACAATGCTATACCATTAGATCAAGACCCATTTCAAGCATATGGTGGTAGAATATCTACTGGAATACCATTAGGTGAACAACAACGACTACAATTAGGAATATCTGCACAAGGATTTAATGATCCATATTTTAGTCAACCATTAAGACCTACAGGTGTAGATGCAAGTTATCAAACAGGTAATACTGGTTTCGGAGTAAGTTACGACCAATTATCTCCAGACCAGAAAAGATTATTATTTAGTATATTCAGAGACTTTTAATATATAATAAAGGAATGTAATGACCCATTTGGAGTTACGATATGACAGACAGAACAGACGCACAAAAACAACAATTAGAAGAAGCTAGAGAGAAGGCTCGAGAAGTCAACAAGGGTAACAATTACTCTAGTAAACAAAATAGAATGTGGGGAAATATCGTCAGAAAACTTGCAGTGCAAGAAGATTACAAAAGACTGCATGAAGTTGCAAACGCATTATATGAGAAAGCTGCAGAAGGTGATATATCTGCAATTAAAGAATTAGGCGACAGATTAGACGGTAGAGTAGAACAAAAAGTATCAGGTGATTCTGATAGTCCAGTTATAGTTAAGGTAATAACTGGTATAGATGATGATTGATTTTTACACATATGTTCATTTCAACAAAAACAATAAACCCATATATGTAGGTAAGGGCAGAAAAGATAGAGCATATGCAAAACGTCAGTATGGTGAAGAATATACAGTAAAGATCATTGATAAAAACCTTACAGAGGATACTGCATTAGAGTTAGAAGAGTTTCTCATAGAACAAATAGGTTTAGATAACTTATATAATGTATTTAAACGAGGTCATAATCAAGTCGCAATCAAAATTGATTATAGACATAAATATCTTCGCAAACAAATTAATTCACTGCGAACAAAGATAGATATATTAAGATTTACTAAACAATGGTTTGCAGATGCAGTATCTGGAAATGATCTTGCATTACAAAGATTAATACAGTGGCTACCCAAACCACTATTGAGAAAAATCAAAGAGTTAGCTGATCAAACTCTGGCAGATAAAGGACTTAAAATTGTCAGAAGAAAAAGTTAGCACTGGTTATAAACCAAGAGAACACCAGAAACTAATTCACAAGGCGATTAAAGATCATCGTTTTACGGTCATAGTAGCTCACCGTAGATTTGGTAAAACAGTTAGTGCGATTAATCAATTAATACATAGTGCAGCTAAGTGTAAGAAAAAGAATCCAAGATACGCATACATTGCTCCATCATATACACAAGCAAAACGTATTGCATTTGATTATCTTAAAGAATACACAAGACCATTAGGTGCGATAGTGAATGTTGCAGAACTGAGAGTAGACTTTTTAGATGGACGAAGAATATCTTTATATGGTGCTGACAACATTGACAGTCTTCGTGGTATATATCTAGATGGTTGTTTTATAGATGAGATCGGAGATTGCAATCCATCACTATTTAGTGAGGTTATTAGACCTGCACTTGCAGACCGACAAGGATATTGTGCATTTATTGGTACACCAAAAGGTGCAAATCACTTCAAATCTCTTAGGGATCGTGCAGAACAAGGTGAAAACGGTTGGAAACTGTTAGAGTTTAAAGCATCAGAAACAGGCATACTACCAGAGACTGAATTACAGTCTGCATTTGTAGAGATGGGAGCTGATAAATACAATCAAGAGTTTGAGTGCAACTTTAGTGCAGCTGTAGAAGGTTCATACTACGGTCAGATAATGAATGATCTTACTGAACAGAACAGAATAACAGATATACCATACGATGGTCTTGCAAAGACATT